TTAAGTGTAGATACTTGATTGAAAGATACGTTAAAATATTTCATTGTTATTCCTCCTATAATTAAAACTAAACAATGATAAAATAGACTCTCACGTCTATTTCATTATTATAGTATATAATTATAAAAAAAATGTTTTACAAATACATTTTTTTCCAATCAGCTATAGTATTAGGAAGTTCTTTTAATCTAGCTCTTAATAATACTTCATCTCTTTTGAAAGTCTCTACTAGTTTAGCAGCTCTTCCTTTTCTCCATAATCTATATACTGCTATTAGATGCATTAGTTTATGAAAAGTAAATCTGATATCAAGTTCATTTAGAGTTCTATCATTACCATTGGTAATAGAATATAGAAATACATTGAGTTTATAATCGCTTAGTTCATCACAATACATCATTGCATCATATAAATCAGGAAGTATCTTAATATCGATATAGTGATCAATAGATTCATCATAACTCATTATTATGATATGATAGTCTATCTTATTCTTCTTCTCTAATCCTAATATGGATTTTATCTTCTTCTTGAATCTTCTGAATCTAGTATCAATACAATCTTTAGGAATAGTACCATTATTGAGTAATTCTTCAATTTCTTTAATAGATAAAAATCTATCTGGATTTACTGATATACAATTCATCTTAATATAGGGATTCTTCATTTCTAATTCCTTTCTGGGTTAGATAAAAAGAGCAGCAATTTTGCTTATACCTCCGTACCCCACTATAAATACTCGAAGTTACATACCTACTGAAAGGATACTGTTTCAAGTTAAACTATTTAGTTTAATCTTTTGACAATCAAAATCTACGATTTTGAATTGACAAAATCAGAGTACTAATAAATTACTCTTTTTTATTTATAATATATTATTATTTTTTATATTAGATTTAAGTTTTTGACTTTTTCTCTTTTTACACAAAAAGAAGGTATACCCAATTAAGGGTATACCTTATAGGAGATTTAAATATGAAAAACAAAAAAATATCTACACCACAATTCTAGTTGAGTAGTTTAAGCACATGTTTTTATATTATCCTAAATAAAAAAAATAACCGCTATAAAGGAGTAGGAAATATAGCGGTTATTTAATTTAAAGGATTTTACCTCAAATTACTTTGAAGTGGTTTTTAATATGTTCTTTTTACTATTGTATCCAAAACGCTTTATATCAACGAATGGTACAAACTATGAAACAAAAACAAAGAATTCACTTAAACAAAGTTTAGTTCGTAATTTTTATTTTCGAAAGGAATAATATAACTAGATATCACCATAAAATAGTTATATTAAGTTCATCATGAAATGAGTGTAGTAAATTACAACCAAATAAAATTTACTACTTCACCATCTAATCAATTTTTTGTCTATCAATAATAGATATTTGCTAAAGGTGGCAACTATACAAGAGTGTATTAAGTGAGTTTAGATACTCAGTAGCCGTTCTTCACGGTCTCTTATTTGAGTATAGATTTATTTTTCAATTTAAACTGTTAAAAGATTTATCTTTATAAATTTTACAGTTTACAAAGCCGACTTATGACGCCCTCGGCGATGGGCTAAATCTTTAAATGTTTAAAGTGGGGGTTATTAAAAGTTTTATAATTTTACAGTTTATTGTTCCATAGAGGATATTCGACGTATCGGAATATCCCCTTTACACCATCCCTCGGTTCCCCCTAACCGATAATATGCTGTATTTACCAATTTTATCTGGCTAGCTTGACAGGCTAGTGATTATCTGGGTAGCTTAACAGGCTACTGATAATGTGATATGTCTCTTATTCGATATCATCATTTTTATTATAATTTGAAGGTCTTGATTCTAATATTTTGAGAGAGCCAAGAATCGATGACCTTCCTCAACGTGCTCTCCTAAACTCTTTATACCTTTATGCTTCTCTAGCAAATCTTTCTATTATATTGTAGTATTAATATTCGAATTCTACTTCAGTGGACGCATTAGCGACAGATAAAGCAGTATCAATATTAGTAATGTAATCCATAATTTGACGAACATAGTCGACAATAGCATTATTACCAACGAATCCCATTGGATCAGAGATAATTACTTCATTTGCTTTACGAGCTTTTTCACGAGCTTTATCTACATCATCTGCGGAGTAAGCGCGTTTGCTATCCGCAGGGAATTTACGATCAAGTTCTTGCTCAATAGCAATTGTTGCTTGTTCATCAAATTGACGTTTCTTTTGAACGTCTAAATTGTAACGGTGTACAATTTTATTTGCCAACAATGCTAAATCTGCATAGTACTTCTTACGAAGAATTGCATTAGCAATTGTTACTTTTTCTGTTTCAGCAACTTTACCAGAAAGTACTTCTTTAATATCTAGCAACACTGGAACTTCGATATACGTTTCGGAGTTCGCTTTAATACGCGCATTGTTTACCGCAATTAAGCGTTTTTGCAATGCACAGTATTTATCAAAATCTGCTTTAATCAAAGTTTCTTTTTGTTCTACTGTTTGAGGTCCAACAAATTTGTTGTAGTCAAAATAATAATTCAAGATAGAGAAGCTGTTATCGGAAACAATTTCTTCCATCTTTTTAGTAATTTTCTTGCCTTCTGCGATAAGGCCAGCAATGGTCATTTTTTCTTTAGTCATAATGATCAATCTCCTTAAATTTAAAATATATAAAGTTTATTTGTAATATATTGTAACCGTCTTAGTAATTATTTAATACCACCTTGACGTTTTACATTGAACCCGCCGAAGTGAATGAAATCTTCGTCATTATCAAATCCTAAATAAGCAGATTCAATAGTAACATAATCACCTCGACGCAAAGTACGCATAGCAGCATCAGCATCTTTATTTTCTGCTTGGATAGCTACAGCTTTATCAGCCATACGTCTTGCTTTATCATCAGTTGTATCATATTGCATGAATGGTGCTAATGTAACAACAGCAGTATTACCATCAATTTTAACGCCAACTACATAACCACTGATTCTGAAACCTTTATTCTTTTCTAAATAACCAGTTAATTTTGTATTCTTGGATGGTGGTTGTACCCCATCTACCATTTCGGATACAATTTCATATGTCGTAATATCCTTATACGATTTAGGTTCTGCAGGGCCAGAGATTGCATGGTATAAGCCATGCAATCCACTATTAATACCACCAATTACCATAACGGCAATTAAGAAGCCAACAATATAACCAATCCATTTAGTTTTGAAATAATGTTCACTAATAGTACCGAATACAATTACAGATTTTTCGAAAGCATTACCAGTAGTACCTTCTAAATTTTTGTTAATCTTTTCTGTTAAAGTCATTTTTTCCATGATTTGTTCTCCTTAAATTTTAAAAGTTTTAAATAAAGTAAAATATTAAATTAAATAAAATAAGTCTTTAGGAGCGGCCTTTCTCCAGTCTATATGCTGTACTAATAAGCTTAAAATATTAGCAAACCAATTAGACTTTCCTACTGTCCTCAAACTTGTAAGATAATCATAGTTTTCTAGATCCATATTCTTTTGAATAAAAGATTCTATTTCAGATTCGATAACCATAATTCTATTATTGGTTACATCTCTTAAGATATTAATATCTTCTCTATCCATATGACGAATAGATTCAATAATCTTAATATCATTTTGATATTCGAAATAAGTTCTTTCTTCATTAGAAACAAGATTTTCTAAACTATTTTCTGGTAGTTTAAAGAACCGTAGTATCAGAGAAATTTTCTCCTTGTCTGATTCTTTAATAGATATTATATTATTGATAGATTCCTCCTCCTCTATAAAAACATATCTATCATCACAATACCTAAAAAAGAATTCTCTGATAAGAGGTACAAATAAATCAGTGGTCTTCATACCATATTTAGAGAATGCTATTGTTATATTCTCTGAACATTTTTTCTTATCAATAGTTCCGATAACTCTTAAATTGATTATAGACGCTATTTCAATAATGCCGTCGGCATCATTAAATAGTAAATTGAACTGTGGAACGAACCACAAGCCCATATGGGCGTCTATCTCTTTAAAAAAGATGGACTGTATCATATAGTTTTCACCTCCTTTAAATACACTATATTCACTATTATAGTATATA